GGGAAAGTAACCCCATGGACACCCCTGGAACCATCACTGAAGTTTCCAAAGAATGGGGAACAAGGTGCCTCTGGGATAATGGCAATCGCAATTCATACAATGGCAAGGAGTGTTTTACCCTGATTGAAACCAAGGAAATGCTTGATCGTCGCCTAGCGGCAGAAAGGAAAGCGGCCCATGTCTAAAACCCCCAGGGCAGAACGGCCCCCTACCGTCATGGATGAGCCTGAGCCTATCCTGTGGCATGTCCTGAGTACCAAGCGGCCCCATATGTCGGCTGGCATTCAGGAAATCATGCTGCATATCATCAAGATTGCTCCCAAAAATGCCATCATTGGCCGTGACGCATGGGATAACCTCTGGATCGATACCAGGGGAAATTCAGGTTCCCGAACCATGTTTGCGGCTCACTTGGATACCGTGGAAACCAGGGGCAAGGAAGGCAGAACGCCCATTTTCTACTCCAAAAGCCAATGGATCGATACCAACGGCAAGTCAATCCTTGGGGCTGATGATGGCGCTGGTGTGGCCATGCTGTGTAGCCTCATGCATCGAGTCCCGGCCCTGTATATCTTTACCCAAGGGGAGGAATGCGGGGGCGCAGCCGCCAAGAAAACCGCTGGCGATCCCAGGCTGAAGGACATTGACCGATGCATCGCCTTTGACCGTAAAGGCACCAAGGACATTGTAGCCGATCAGGCCAGGGGCATTCTGGCATCCAAGGACTTTGTAACGGCCCTGGCGGATGCTATTGACATGGGCCATTCGTGGGCTGTCGGCAGCTATACCGATTCCAGCGAATTCAATGGCTCGGTCAAGGAAATTGTCAATATCTCAATCGGCTATGAATCGGCCCATACCTGTAACGAAAAATTCAACTACGCGTACTTCAAAAAACTTCGGGCCGCTTGCCTGAAAATCGACTGGGAAGCACTTCCCACGGTTGGGCCTGACCTTACCGTTACCACTTACCGTCACGGCAAGAAATACAACTGGGAAAATGATCTGGATGCCTACTATGACCGGCTGGCGGCAGACCATTACAAGACCCAGCGGTACTACAATCCGCCTTTGCCTTTTGTTCCCAAGACTGACCAGCCTACCCCATGGTTGACTGAGGCCAACAGGCTGGTCACGGCCCTGGGATTCGATCCCAAGATTGATCTAGCCCTATTGCATCAGGTCGAGGATTCCATGAGGGTTATGCACGCCATGGGCAAGGTGGAAGGCCGGAAGGAAGTCTACAACCTCAATCGGTTCTCCCCGCGTGGCCTTACCCCGATCCAGGAAGCGATGATCCAGGACATAGACGCAACTGATATCGAAACCATGATTATTGATGGGGGGCTGATGGATTAAAAGCAGCACCCCGAATACCCGGCTTAGGGTTAGCAGCCCAGCCGGGTATTTTATATCTGCCAAACGGTAAAAATTGCCGCATAATATGGGCATGGATCGCCTATGGGAGAATAATGCCTACTAACCTGGCGATCCTCCAGGGTAGAGTTTAAACACTAAACCTTAGCCACAAACGCGCACCCCCACTCATTGTGGCCATTTTGAACCGCCCTATATAGCCCCACACTCTATTCTAATTTTCTATGATATCCGATTTGCCCAGACCGCCATGCATTCTCTTAGGGCCACGCGCAGACCCAGACTGCCATTCCATATAATTAACCGGCGCGGTGCCAGAGCATTCCAAATAAAAGCGCAAAACTATTTTTTTTGAAGGGCCGGTTGGCCAAAGCAAAAGATTATTTTATTTGACATAAACTTTCCCTTGACTATGACCCCAATGGGCCTAACCTGATAGATGAGCCAGAAGTTTCAACACGCTCTGGAGGTCACATGATCCGCTACCGAAACGCTGTGCTTGTGCCATTCGATGACATCGCCATTTTCCCATCCAGGGTCATATGTGATTGCTGTGATGGCGCTGGTGGCTTTGATGACCGTCCCAGGCATGGTGGCGACCGGATGGAACCAGATGACTGGTACTGGAACGGCTGCGATCATTGCGATGAACAAGGTTATTTTTTCAACCCCATAACCAAAGTTGTCAGGAGGTTTATGTTCAAACTTCATTGGAGGAACCATGAAACACACTCTCCCGGAACCATGGCCAGCGATACGGGCCAAATACAAGACAATCGGCAAAATGTGCCGAATGATAGGAATCCCAGTTAGGACGTTCTACCACTGGACCCATGGCGAAAGGACACCAGGGGCAAGTGGTAAGAGGTTGCTTGATCTTTTTCTTGAAGCCCACGGCTTCCAACCATTCACCCCACCACCCAGAAGGAAGGCCAAGCATGAGCAGAGTGCCGATGATCTCAGTTAGACAGCGCCAGGAAGGAGAACATTTGACCATGGCATTTACACTCCACGAGGGCGGAACGTTCAGTTATTGCTGGGTTGCCGATCCTGCCATGGGGTTAAATGAGGCCACGGACGATGCTTATCGCCTCTACACCGATCTCATGAATGCTGCCGGTGCCGTTAGAGCCTACCTGGATGAACTGAATTTTCGGGGCGAGGGATCAGCGTTTAAACCAACTACGGATGACATGCGTACCATGTCTCAGGAGATGACCCATGAAGAGTTCTGAACAAATCAATGAACTGGCGAAGGCGCTATCTGCCTTTCAGGGTGAGGTTGAAAATGCTTCCAAGTCTGCCAGTAACCCATTTTTCAAGTCTAAGTATGCCGATCTGGCCGAAGTGTTGAACACTGTGCGTCCCCTGATGAGCAAGCATGGCTTGGCCCTGGCCCAATTTCCCAGCTATGAAGGAAATTCCGAGCAGGGTATCGTTTCAGTGGAAACCGTCCTGATGCACTCCAGCGGCCAATGGATGTCTTGTGTGACTTCCTCACCAGTCAAGGGAAAAGTTGATTCCCAGGTTATTGGTTCAGCCACTACTTATTGCCGACGCTATCCTGCTGCGTCCATCCTTGGTATCGCTCAGGAAGATGATGATGGCAATGCTTCCAGTGGCAAGGGAACGACTGGAGCCACCACCGACAAGCCCAAGGACCATGAGTCTGAGAAGCCGAAGGCCATTGTCTGGGCGGATACCGAAACCCAGGAATGGAATACCTTGTTGGAAAAGATCGGCAACTCCCTGCGCGTCCAGAACAAACTGGATGAACTGGAAGACTTCACCACCAAGGTCACGAATGCCAAGGCCAATTACCCGGCCAATCTGGTCCTGCCCCAGCTTCGCACCCGTGAGAAGGAATTTGCGGCCCAGACCACGGCATTCATTCAGAAGACGGTTGGTGCCGAACCCACGGCGTTGCCGCTTGAGGGAAGTTTCTGATGCGCATTATAGATGTGGTCCAAGGAACCCCTGAGTGGCACAAAGCACGTTTGGGATTGGTGACGGCCTCCCACTTCTCAGACCTCATGAGTCAAGTTAAATCAGGGGAATCAGCAGGCAGGCGTAATTACCGGGCGAGACTCATCTGTGAAATTTTGACAGGAGAGCCCTACTTGGAAGACTTTCAATCAGATGACATGAAACGTGGGATTGAAGTTGAAGCCGAAGCCAGGGCAGCGTATGAAGCCGTGACAATGCAAAAGATCACCCAAGTTGGTCTTGTCCTGCACCCCAAATATGATCGTATCGCAGCCTCGCCAGATGGAATTATTGCTGGGACCAAGGGTTTACTTGAATTAAAGTGCCCCAAAACCGGAACACACCTTGAGACTCTGCTTTTAGGGGTGACCCCGAGCCAATATCGCAAGCAGATGTTGGCACAGATGATGTGTTGTGAAGCAGATTGGGTTGATTTCTGTTCCTATGACCCACGCCTACCCAAAGAATACCAACTTATTATTTTCCGCTTCATGCGGGATGAAAAGGAAATCATCCTCATGGAAGCCGCCGCCCTGCAATTCTTGAGTGAAGTTGACTCAACTATTGCCCAGATCAAGCAACAGCCGGTATTCCGAGGTATATAACATGTACTATCCTATCAACCCTGTATTAATAGCAATTGGCTGTCTCTGGATTGGCATTGTCTTAGGCTTTATCCAGGGCTACATTTGCTTCCATAAACACTAACAACCTCCAAAGGAGAATCACATGAGCTTACAAAACAAAGTCATCGCAGGATTGGCCCAGTTGCCACCAGAAGACTATCCCACCAAGGCTCTGGCCGCTTTGCTCAAGGAAAATGGTGCTATTGACTGGGGTTCCAATTGGGTCAGCGTTAAAAAGATCATCGAGGCCCAGCCGGATTGGCATTGGAATGGCGAGAGACACCCCACTAAATCTCGCTGGATCAAATCTGTTCCGCCTCCGGTGTGCCCTGTCATCCAACCCCGGCCTGAACCTGACCCCGATGAGACGCCTAAAGGCCCCGTCAGCACCGCCCTGTTCCGCATGGAATCCATGCTGGAGGCTCTGTGTAACTCGCTTGGCATCGCAGAGCGCCCGGTCCCAGCAGACATTGCCAAGGAATTATCCCGCATCAATGAAACGCCCTGCCGGGACGCCCTGATGCTGATCATTCCCGAACTGGACGCCTTCGCCAAGCGTGGCGCCCATTACATCAAGAAGCGCCAGCTTGCCGTTTGGCGCGGCACTATCCACAAAGCCTTGGGCAAGTGACCTATGGCTATTCTGGGCGCGATCTATTTCAGAATTGAAGATGGGGGTGTGGATTATGGTAATCCATTTACCCCTGGAGCAATGCCCGTAAACCTACGCTATTTTCGGGTGGTTAAGGTTACTCCATGTGGCGCTTGGGTGGTTGAAATTTACAGGGAAAACGGAGTTGTTCTTAGTTGGTTCAACGCTGACCGCAAGCGTTTTGTCTTGGATGGTCAAGGTAAGCGCCTATGCTACCCGAATCTGATCTCAGCCAGAAACTCCTACCTTCGCCGCAAGAAAGTTCATATTTGTCGATTGACCGCCAGTCTTGCGTTGGCAGAAGCCGGTCAAGCCGCAGCGCAGCAAAATGATTTCATTGCCAACATACGGAGGGATTTCCGATGCGAGGAGATCGTTACCTAAACGGCAATCCCCAGTTCACACCAGCAGAGCGCAGGAAGATTCTTCTGGTGTGTTTAATATTCCTGGGGTTCCTTGCCTTCTTTACCCATAAGTGCCAGGAAGCAGAAAATGGAGCAAACCATGGGCATCCTAGAACACATCAACCCGCTCCCGGAAGGGTTCCTGGCATCACGCCTGCCCGCCCTTGAGGCTGCCCAGCGCAAAGTGTTTGGCCATACTGGCGAAACCATTCCAGAAGTGCCAGCATGGCCAGGAATATGGGCTCCATTCGCCAATCCCGTTAAGGTTGTCCCAAGACCACATCGCGCCAATCCGGCATCTCCCAGGGTCTACAAGAGTAGATCAAAATCTACTGGAGAAATACCCGCAGGAACAATTGTCCCAACATTCTATGGCAACGGAACGGTTCTGGGGTATATTGCTAGTGGAGTAGACCCAATGACGGTAGTGCCAGAAGGAACACCAGTTTGGCAATTGTCTGGGGCAAGAGAACACGGCCCGTCAATCATCAACCGGTATGTTATCAAAACAGTTCGCAACGACTTGCCTTGGTATCTATTTGAGAAGGCTGTAATCCTTGAAACACGACTGAAAGGCATCAAATGACTCCCGAAGAACAACAAGCGATGGAACAGCAGGCATTGGCCCCAGTCTTGCATGAATATCGCATGGGAATAGAAACGCTCATCTTTGCTTTCTTGGCTGAATCAGGGCTTGGTTTAAACAAGTTTGACATCAATACCAAGACTGTTGGCAACGTGGTTAAGACTTGGGTTAGTCCAAAGGTGACGGTATGACAAGCAAGCAAGACCGTGTATTACAATCTCTCAAAAAGAACTCTACCAGTCTGGCCGCTTTCGATACATGGTTTCAGGGCAAAGCTGATCGCAAGCGCACTGAGATTGTTGAACGCTTTGTGCGCGAATGTGGATGCCTCCCCAGTGACGCTGAAATTTGCCTTGGGCCTGATCCATTGCAATCTGCTGGGGATAAAGTGGTGTTGAAGATTTGGGTTCAGCAGCGCAAGGATGGTTCCTGATCTTATTCAAGGAGTAGGAACCTAAACCATAACAATCATGCGGATTGGCTGTCGAAATTGGTTTAGCTGATCCTGCCCGCTTGCCGGAACCCGGCACCCATCGAAAGGCACCCCCATGGAAGAATCCGAAGCCGTGATGAGCACCACCGCTGAAATTGAGTTCGAGAAGATCGCCGCCTACGGTCACTGCCTTGAGGAAGTGGGCAAGCTGCTCCAGAACGAGGACACGACCATCGCGCAGCTCGTCGCCGCCACGTTCGAGGGCGGTCTCCGCATCGATCTCAACGTCAAAGAACTATTCAAGCAGTAGATGTCCAAGAGCACGACCCTAAGGAGAAACATTGAATGAGCTGGCTCTTTTCGCGGGCGCTGGTGGAGGCATTCTCGGAGGCAAGCTCCTTGGATGGCGAACCGTGTGCGCCGTTGAACGTGATGCCTACCCCGCACAAGTTCTCGCGCAACGACAAAATGATGGATTCCTCGAGCCTTTCCCGATTTGGTCTGACGTGTGCCATTTTGACGGAAGACCGTGGCGAGGAATTGTTGACGTCATTTCTGGCGGGTTTCCCTGCACGGACATCAGCAGCGCCGGCAAGGGAGCCGGGATCGATGGAGAGCATTCCGGGCTTTGGCGCGAGTTTGCCCGGATCATTCGCCAGGTTGGACCCGAGTGGGTCTGGGTGGAAAACTCCCCTCTCCTCACTGTTCGAGGGCTTGGACGAGTTCTCGGGGACCTGGCCGAGATGGGGTTCGATGCGGAATGGTGTGTGCTGGGAGCGGATGACGTCGGTTTCGACCATAAGCGAGAACGGATCTGGATTCTGGCCCACCCCCAATGCCGGGGACCACAAGGCCGGCATGAGCAACAGCCCAAACAGGCAGCAATCCTCCCTTCCACGGACGGTTGGGATTGTGGAGGGAGTGTCGGAGCCGGGGCGAAGTGGTGGCCTGAACCCGACCTTCCCCGAGTGGCTTATGGGGTGGCCGATCAACTGGACCGCATTAAAGCCATTGGAAACGGCCAAGTACCCCTCTGCGATGCCACAGCGTTCGAAATCCTCTATCGTCGCCTAACAATGGCTTCATCACCAGTAACCGAATGTCCAGGCGCAGCCCGCGCCAGAAAGGAATCCCGAAGTGCCCCCGCCCTTGACTCACTTATCCAGGCTCCCCGAACTGCTCCGTGCTTCTGAAACGACCACCGGCGACCGTGCCGCCGATGAGATTGAACGGCTCCGCACGGACCTGGACCGGGGGGCAAAGGATTACTGCGCCCTGCGAGACCGGGAGGACGCATTGACGGTGCTACTGCGGGAAGTTACCGCCAGCCTCGCCGCCGCAATTTCCCTCCTGGAGCGCGGGAGCAAGAAGGCTGCGCCCAGCGACAAGATGTTCGATCAGATGCTCAGGGACTACAAAAAGTCCCTGGATCACGCCCGATCAATCCTAAAACCGTGAATGTCCATTCCGAGGAACCCAAATTGAAATCCCCTTTTCCATGGTTCGGCGGCAAGTCTACGGTGGCCCAGGAAGTCTGGGACGCCTTTGGGGACGTGCGGAACTACGTCGAGCCGTTCTTTGGTTCCGGTGCGGCGAGTGGCATGGCTCCCGGCAGATCTGCCGGAATTGCGCCATGGATGAGGAAGCCGGAACGCCAACGATCCCATGAACTTTCAGTAGGCACCTGTCCAGGAGAATGCCGATGCTCCCGCCGCCCGGAACCATCCTGCTCTATCCGGTTTATATTCCGGCGACCAACGAAACGGTCTACTTTAAGGACCGCTGGGCGCGGGCACGGTTCTGCGCCCAGTCCAGCTTCCCGACCGAAACCAAGAGCATCGAGTGGTTCCACCCGGATCACCCGATGCCTGAAATCCAACCCTGATCTGTCCATGAGGACACCATGACACCTGAAAAATGGACCCCGACGTGCCGCCTAAGATTCCGCCAGGATACTCGCGGTTTGATCCTCCAGCAGTATTTCAAATGCCCAGATGGGGATGCCGCCATGTGGATTGATGTCCCGCTTGTCCCCTGGGCCGGAAATTACGACTACGAATAGCACCTGTCCAGGCGCAGCCTGGGGAAAGGAACCCGATGGTCCCGTTCGCAATCCTGATTTACATCGCGGCCCTCTGCGCGGCCAACCTGCTGGCCCACCACTTCGGCTCGGCCAACACCCCCTACATCGCGTTCACGCTGGTCGGCCTGGACCTTTCCATCCGGGACTGGCTCAACGTGGTGCTGCCCCGCTGGGGCATGGCAATCCTGATCCCCGCCGCCGGGGCCACGGCCTACCTGATCGACCCCGGCGTCCGGTTCATTGCCACGGCCAGCGTGATCAGTTTCGTGATCAGCGAATGGGTGGAGTGGGGGTGCTTCACTTGGACCCGTGGCACCTGGTTGAGCCGGTCGATTCGTTCCAACACGGTCGCAGCTGCGGTGGACAGCCTAATTTTCCCGGCCCTGGCCTTCCATGCATGGCTCCCCTTGATCTGCCTGGCGCAGTTCGCCGCCAAAACGGTCGGATCATCCCTGTGGGCCTTCGGCCTCCAGTTCATTCCCATGCGGAGGCGGGCTTGACCCTCCACTACCACGGAACCCCCATCACCCCGTTGTCCGTCCTGGAATCCCTGGCCGGGAAATGCTTCTGCGTGTCCTACGCGCACCCCGCCAACCTCCAGCGGTGCCATGAAATTGGCCAGAGCGTCATGCTCGACAACGGGGCTTTTTCGCTCTGGCGCTCTGGAACCCCAACCGACTGGGCCAAGTTCTACGCCTGGGCTGGACCCTGGCTGGAATGCCCGACTACCTGGGGCGTCATCCCGGATGTGATCGACGGCAACGAATTCGACAATTGGATGCTGGCCCTGGAGTGCCCGTTTCCCCGGCACAAGATGGCCCCCGTATGGCACCTTCACGAATCCATCGACTACCTCCGACACTTGGTGGACGGCTGGCCCCGCGTATGCTTCGGCAGCTCAGGCCAGTATGCCGAGGTGGGGACTCCCGCCTGGCACGGGAGGATCCAGGAAGCCTTTGACGCCGTGTGGGATCGCCGGCCCCAAATCCACATGCTCAGGGGGATGCGGTGCTGCAAGATGTCCTACCCGTTTTACTCCGTGGACAGCACGGACGTAGCCCGCAACCACCACGCCGCCAAGCGCGGCCCGCTCCAGGGCCAGGCCATGGCGAATTCCTGGGACACGTTTCAGTGCCCCGTCACCTATACCCCACGACCACGTGCCCAGGAATGGATCGCGTGATCTTGTCCATCTGCTACCCATGGCCATCGCAGACTGAATGGCCATCGCAGACTGAATGGCCCTCCGGGTAAACGCGATCCGGCTTCGGCCTAACGCGACTCCCTGCCGGGGAGGGAGGCAGAAATCCCCGGCATTTTTAGGAGATATCCATGGATAACATTTGGGCCGATCTATCCGACCCCGACTATTTCTTTCTAACCGCTGTGGCCCACGCCTTGGCCTCTGCTAGAGTTAAATACCCTGGCAACAAACATCGCTATGTGGCCTTCACAGGCGAAGTTGGCGAGGCCATGTATGCCTATGAGAAATTTCTCAAAGGCACTGGCACTATTGAAGAACTACGCGGCGAATTGGTCCAAGCCGCCGCTATGGCTTGCCGCTTGGCCGTAGAAGGTGACTCTGGATTATAAACCATCCTTGCATATCCTTTGGATGGACCCTATGCTTTCAATGAATGGAGGCTGTGATGGCCAAGTTTAAGGTTAACAAAGCCCATGAAAAAGCAGAGAAGAAATATGAGAAGGCTGGCAATCGTGCTTACCTTGCTCATGAAAAGGCCGAAGTAAAAGAAACGGAGAAGAACATGAAGAAAGATAGCAAGGACGGCAAAAAGAAGATGACCGGGCACAAAGGAAAGGACGGGAAGGCTCACGCTGGAGCCAAGGCTTCCTGTGCGAAGTGTAAGTGACCATGGCCGCGAAGAAGAAGTGGATATCTGGGGCCATAAAGCACCCTGGGGCCTTGCATAAGGAGATGGGCGTACCGGCAGGCAAGAAAATTCCCGAAAAGAAGCTTGAAGCCGCTGCCAAGAAGCCTGGGAAACTTGGCAAACGCGCTCGATTGGCCGAAACTCTGAAGAAGATGCATTGATGGCCAAAATCTTCCCATCCAAACCCGGAACCATACCTTGTCTAAACAATGACATCCCCCAGATCCTTGGCCGAACCCGTGATGAGCAACGTTCCCTGATCGTTGAATCCCGCCAGCGCCAAGCCAACGGCAATCCGCTGGCCTCCCAATGGCAGGAGGATACCCCGGAACTAGCTGGGTACTACCAGAACACCAAGGAAGAATTCCTTCAGATTGCACAGGCGCGTAAGGCAAGAAAGCCATAGATTGCGCCATAACCCATATGGAGTTAGAATAAGAGGGTCAAAGCATCTCACCGCTTTGGCCCTCTTTGCACACAACCTATTGGGAGGTCATCGTGCATAACAATACTAAGACAAACCAAACCACTCTGCCAGCCCCTTGGGAGCCGACAAAGCAGGAAGCCATCGAACTATCCAGGCAAAAAAGGAAACAAAGGAATAGAGAAGCCGCCTTCAGGTGCAGGGGATTAATTAGTGGCCTGCATAGGACTCTTAAGCCATTTGGGTCTGAATATCACCCAACTGTTACAGCCTATCTGAAAGCGAATCGTCACTTATTTGGTATTGAAATTGTTATCCCTAAAGGGAATAGAAAACCATACGAAATGGAATCTCTACTTAAATTTGTATTTGACCACGTTCGTAAAACTAGGCAAATATCAGAGATAACAGAAGACAAACAAACCCAATCAATCAATATCCCGAAACCTAAGCCAAAGTATGCAAAGAAAGCAAAGAGTGGCTATCAGGAGTTGAAGGATTACTTAGCAACAGACATGGGCCAAATGAAATGGCAACAGATTCGCTTTGAAACCCTCAAGCGGGGTAATGGCCGATGCTGTCTATGTGGCAGATCCGCTAAGGATGGGACCATCTTGCATGTAGACCACATTAAGCCCAAAAGCCTTTATCCTGAATTAGCCTTTGAGTTGGATAATATGCAGATACTTTGTGAAGATTGTAATATAGGGAAATCTAATAGGGATGAGACGGATTGGCGTTAGTCCTTCCCCTGGCTCACACCAATCCCAGCCCCAGTCATCACAGCAGCCAAGGCAATTGCAAAGTCCCGGACATTCACAGGAACGCCATGAAACAACTGAAAAGCATCATGGGCAATCACCGAGGCCATCGAGATTACAAGACTCCATTTCCATGGAGAATGCGTCTGGTTGTCCTTCTCGGTTACACATTGCCGACATGCCATCACAGTTCGGGCAATCAAACTCATATGGGTCACAGATTTCGCATCTGCACATGGTTCTAAGTTCTCAAATCCCATGACAACCTCATGATGACATTATGGCCGTTTGTGGATAAAACGACCTTGTATCCCTGTTCTGAATAATGGTCAATCAGAACAGATATCAAGGCTTTCATGCCCTCGCTAAACCCCTGGTCAGAAAACTCTGGATCTTCCATGGACACATTCAAAACATTCTTACCCTGGCGTCTGGCCTCTTGGATACCTTTGTCAATCGTGGCATACAGACTGTCCAGGTCTTTTTGGATGTCACTATCAGCAGGGGGAACAATCTTGGCCATCTTCATTGGGACCATCAGGAATGGCAAGGACAGCGCAAGGGCCAAGGGTTGCAGCATCACAGGGTCACAGTCACTTGAGTTTCACCGGAGTCACAAACGGCTTGGCGGTCAGTGTGGGCAAAAACGACACAACCATGTGAATCCGAAGGCGGCTGTGACCCATTGCCCCCATGCATGGCAAAATCATTCCGGCCATACATCTCATCGCTGGGGTCCGGGTAGAGACGGCTGATAAGGGGGCCTAGACGAGCCCAGGATGCCCCGTAATCCCTGCCATCCTGCCAGGGGCCAAGAGTATACACCCCAGGTGGTAGAGGGCCAATCCCAACGTCCTGGATGGCATCAGGGTTGTTTAAACCGTATGAGATCCCCGAATGACATTGGAACTGGGTGCCATCCGGCATGGTCAGCACATGATCTTTGATCGCATAGGTCATCATTTTGAAGAATTCCCCAGGATACGCCAAACAAGTTCGGCGGCAGTTGCAGCAGCCAACCCCATGCCAGCGCCAATCATGGACATCTTGGTTTTCTGGGTGGCCATTTCAACCCGCATGGTGGTCATTTCTTCTTTCAGGCCATCTACGTCTTTCTTCAACTCATCCAGTTTGTCAATCACAAGGCGCTGGTAAAACGGCCAATCCTCACTATCTATGTGCTTGGTGTTTTCATAGATGGCCATTACTTGCCTCGCTTTGACTTCTTCAGTTTAGCAGAAACCTTTTTAGGAACTTTCTGACCTTTACTGGCGGCATTCCATTCAGCCACACCCTTATCACCAAGAGCGGCATGACCGGCAGGGCTATTGCCCCATTTTCTTTGCTGAACGGATTTCCAGGGCATCACTTACCTCCGAAAGTACCGCCACCCTTCATCCCGCCAGCATCACCGCTCCCCCCATCACCGTTCGAGAAAGTGCCATATGCGTTTGAAAGTTGTTCAATATCTCCCTTGTAGGCATTATTGCCCATCTTTCGCACCGCTCTGATCTGGGCCTTCTGCTCATCGGGGGCATCGGGGTCTGGCGTATCACCCTGGATCTGCTTCTTGGTCATACCCTTGGGCGCATTGGGCATCATTTGCTTATTGACCGCATGGCGGAATGAATTCTTCCGCATCTGGATCAACTGGGGGTAGATGCTGTTCTGACCATCACTTGCCATTTTTATCTCCCTTGGTGTATGGTCCGTAGCAATTCTCCAGCCCATGCTTACCCTTACAGTATTCCTCTGCTGCATTTAAACGCAAGTGGTGCCGGTGTGCTCTGGCCTGGGCCTCACCCTCCGGGTCAGTGGTGGCATCCGGGGCGTGAGCCTTGAGTTGGTCAATCTTGCGCATCTTGGCGTCAAAGGTGTTCTTGATTTGGATCTGGCGCTGTTCAAGAAATTGCTTATAGACGCTCATTCTTCACCGCCTTCTCCCATCGTGGTTCTGGGGTGCAGAGACAACAACCGGGCAGACCCAGCACCAAGAATCTTGGGGGCATTGGCCGTGACAAATTCACCAAAAGCCCGACTCTTGGGGTTCAGGTGTGATGCCCCAAGCAAGAAATCAGAACCGGCCTCAGTAGAAAACAATTTCTCTGCAATTCGACTGGCATTGACGCCATATTTACCCGGCAGGACATTATCAGCCAAGGAAGAAACACCAAGGATTTTTTTGTATCCATCCATCCGCGCCTTGTCTGCACCCTTGTAAACCAAATTATATATGTCTTCCCGGTCATTCAAGGACTTGAGCATCCGGCTAGGAACCATCTCTCCAGTAACAGGGTGGGCAGCATCTTTCATGGCTGTATCGGCAAGACCTGCCTGCAAGGCTCTTATACCTTGTGGGCCTGAATGTTCCACCAATCTAGCCGCCCCAGTTGGACCAGTCATGGTCAATTTTCTCATGGCTTCATATGGCTTATCGTTATTAAGGACTTGCATTAAATCCTTCCCACCTTGTTTTGGGTCTTCCCAAGGGATCACGTGTTCAGCCCAGCCTGTCTTGGCTTTTTGATAAGCCTGACCGTTTGCTGCGCCTGCAACATCCATATCTGCATCAAGTAGATCCTTTAGTGGTTTTACAACTCTTGCCAGATTATGATTTGGCACAAGCCCATGTTGGGCATCTGACATAATTGAATTTAAATCTGAACCAACATCAAGGGCGCTCCCCCAATCATGTGGGGCATCCGGGTTTTTAAGACCGGCTTGCAGAGCTTTTATTTTCCCCAATACGACTTCATCTCTGCCCCCACGGTTATTCTCAAGTTTGGTCACGAGGTCATCAACCCCAGCCTCAAGTTTGGGGAGTTCAACTCCGCCTTCATTACCTCTCAAAGCTTGGAATGGGGCACCATAAACCGCTCTATCCGTTGAATAGTTATGCTGGAGATCAGCCTTGAAGACATCTCCATGCTCACCTTTGAAGGCTGCGGCGTAATGTGGCAGGACGTCTTCCACGGTTGGAGTGGCTGAATGCCCCCAAAGTCCCTTGACCATATTGGAGGCCCCACGGGCCAAGGGAACGGCAACTTTCTCTGCGGCAATGGGAGCGGCACCGCCCAGTACGGTCCCGGCACCAACTGAAATAGGGTTGGCATTCGGGTCAAGCGTGGATAAAACATTGCCCTGGACTGCTCCTTGAGCCACCTTGGTCCCCATACCAGGGGCCTTGGACATGAGTTGCAAGCCTTCTTTCATGGCTTCCTTGCCAGCAGGCAGAACAACCGGTGCCATTTCGGCAGAACTTACCTGTGGCCCCATGGCGTAGGTAAGCGGGTTGGCGGCAATATCAGTAGCAAACGCACCCGGTCCCCAAACCTTGGCCCGATCCTGTTCTTTCTTGGCCTGCCAGTCGCTTAATTGCTGTTTAAACTTAGCAGTAGTCTCTGGAGAATCAACCCCAAGGCCAGCCATAGCGGCATCCACATACTTCCCAACTGCATGGCTTGGGGTCTGCCATACATCCTTAGCGTAGTTTGCTAGATCGGCCACGCCTTCGCCTTGGCGATGAATCCAGTCCATAACCTTACTGGACATACTCGGTTTTGTAGCGGGTTGGCTTTGTGCCGTAGACAACTGAGCCGCAGGAGCCGGTGCCCCCACATCATTAGATTCCTTGCTTTGTTGCCCAAGCCCTAAAGTTGATCCAGGAGGGGGCGGAGGCGGAATCAATCCCAAGGTAGAACCGGGTTCAGGCGGCGGCGGGATAGGACTCATTTCATAAGTTCCTCAGTCCAGCCCTTGGCAGGGTCGTAGTGCTGATGGATGTTCTTACCGGACACCACATGGTATAAATCCGTATCGGTATTCTTCGGCAACCCTTGCGGCTGGGACTGATGTTCTGGGGCCTTTGTCTGGGCCGGGGCTGCTTTGGTTTGTCCAGCACCGATACCATACTTATCAAACACAACCTTGGCCGAAGGCAGAACTGCATTCCAAGTGGTGTCGCTTGGGATCTTTTCGTTATAGCGTTCCTGATAGGTGTTCAACTTCTGTCTCATAATATTGAGTGAAGCCTTGCCACCTTCCATAAACTGCTCGTTTGAAGCCCCTTCCTTCATAGTCCCAAGGATATGATCAATTTCCTTGTCGGTAGCGTTACCTTTAAGGGCACTTGCTTGTTCACCGGCCACAGCCGCTCGAACTGCCGCCGCAGAAGTTGGCGCTGGCCCGCCAAGGATGGTGCTGAGTTTGTTGTATAGATCGTTGCCAGGGACGAGAGTGCCATTTTGGAGCGCCCTCATGGCCTCCATATAGGCATCCAAATGGACTGAAGCGGTATTCAAAGCGGCTCGGTTCTGGCCATCCTTCCCAGTGGTAAATGCCTGTCTAATCTGGGCCTTTTGCTCACTCCAAGCAGGATCGACCTTATTCACTTCTTCGTCCACGGCCTCGCCCCAGGGAGTCTTCAACGCAACCCCACTAGGCATCTTCTGCCTGCCTTCGACAATAGCCCACACCGTAGCCTTGCGAGAGTCAGGGACATATTTGAGGGCATCACGCCCGGTCACATTATCTGGGATACTGGATGGCTCTACGGGGGCACCGCCTTGGGCGGTTGCCTGCTTCCCAGCCTTGGCAATTGCTGCTTCATTGGCAAGTTTTTGTTTCTGAATGGAATATTCTCCAGTCAAATCAGCCTTAGCCAATCCACCAGCCTGCCTTAGTTTTTCTTGCTCAAGCCGACCTTCAGCATTCTTACCCGCAACGTCAACGCCACGATTATATGCCATATTGGCCATGAATTTCTTGGTTTCCATCTGGGCCAATTCCTCATTGGTATATCCCATATGTTCCGCTGCCTCGCGGTCCATCCCTGTGACCACATTGCCATCCTTATCCCGTCCTACAAAGGCATCTGTTTCAGGATCTAGTTCAATCTTAGCCACGTTGGGCGGGAGTAATTCGGCTTTTTGACCAATCTCTAACATTTTTGCCGTATCACCAATTTGAGCGGCTTTACCCATCCCGGTATAGCCAAGTTGCATTTTCTGCTGTTGGAGAGTCCTGACTTGTTGACCAAGAGCCTGCGCCTTTTCCCCAAAGCCCTGAGCGGCCAACTGGGGAATGACTTGCTGCATCGCCTTGGCCTGGGTGTCTATGTTGGCAAATTGATCTTCACCCGGTTGATAGCCTTGCATCTGCTGGGCCATGAGCTTGTTATATGCCTGCTCACCACCAACCTGCATCTGGCTGGTGGCTGCTTGGCCTTGCATGACCTGAGTTTGGGCTTGTTCCTGTTGCTGCTGGAGGGCAAGACCGGGAGCGGAGGCGACCGCATTGCCGAGAGCGGAAGTGGCCATGGGAGATAGATTCAATCCAGCCATTTAAAACCCCATATTGAATGCGCCGAGTCCCGAAAGATCCGGGGTTTCAGCGGGGACTTGGCCCATGGTTTGGTTTTGGCCACTCTGGTTCATGGTCCAGTTATCAGGCATGATCTGTCCATTGTTGGGCAATTGCAGACCGGGCGGCATACCACCGGGCATCTGCTGTGCCATGGCCTCATCATTGCTCATCTGGGATGGATTGGCGTTCATACCATTGACCACATTATCCTGCAAGACAGCATTGGGGTTATATTGCTGTCCCTGGGTTGGTTGGCCCATGCCATTCATGACGCCAGCCAAGCCCTTGCCAAAGGCCCCCATGCCCTGTTGCATGGCTGTATTAGCCATAGCTTGCTGGCTTGCGCCAAATTGCATTTGCTGAGGCAATGCGCCTTCACCAAACTGGGCATTGCCAAGCGGGTTGTAATGCTGCAAGAGGTTCATCCCAAGGCTGGTTCGTGCATTTAAACCAGTATTGAAGGCGCTGGATAGTTCGCCCACTCTACCCATCTCCAAGCCCTGCATTCCCGCGCCCTGGAGGCCCGATCCAGTCATACCATGAGCCGCCATGGTGGCATCGAGACGCTGTTCACCACCAAGGGTCTGCTTATTGATCTGGCCAAGATTAGCCCCATAGTTCAGCGGGGTCGGGTTAGCCGATTCTTCAAGGAGTTTCTGTTGGGTCGGAGCATAAAGTGCCTGCTGCTGGGCTACATAAGCATCACGTTTGGCTTGGTCTGCGGCAAGAGCGGCTTGCTGCTGTTTCTGATAATTAGAGGCTTCGTTACCAGATTCTATACCACCAATAAGGCCAACAGCACCACCTATGGCTGCACCCCATGGCCCTGCCACAGATCCAGCCGCAGCCCCGCTTGCCGCGCTGCTAACTGCCTGATCGCTTCCACCACCCATATTAAGCCTCGGTTGCCATACTGCTGGGCGAGAATTGCCTATCGCCTATAGTTAAAAGTATCGGATTTGTTGAGGTTAAAAGCAATGGCTCCCAATTCATCAATACCGCCATTCGGTTGTAGGTTTGGATACCTTTCATCAACATCCCGCTACGTAAGCATGAAATAACGAATCCAGCGAAATTGGATTGAACTTGTGAACAATCCATTGGCAACGGGAAATCGATGTCAATAGCGAAGTCTGATAAATCATTGTCCAGCATCACATAAGCCTCAATTGGACATTCAAGAATAATGGTATCGTCTATTGTTCCAATCTGTTTAAATCCCATCCACTGAGCAAATGCCACCACATACTTATGATGTAGTTTGCATTTGGTTACAAGCCGCTCGACACTTAGTTCAGAGAAGATCATTCGCTGTCCAACACGGGTCAGATCGCGGGCATATCGTCCACGATGGTCCGGTGTAAAAGTGGTATGGACTTCTAGCGTCCGTTCATCAATTGGATTACACCAGAAAACAGCATAGTCATCCAAAATATAAAATCCCTTCTGTGTCCTGAAATCAATCCCAGGTTGGAACATTGATTCTCCATCCATTGATAAGATGGATTCTATCCTTGGGTAATCTTCCGTTCCGGCTATTTTCATTGAGGTATCACAGAAATTGCTTGCCGTGTTGAATGCCTAGTAGAAACCAAATCCAAACAAAAACGACAATCCAATATAGTATCCCCACTTACCGTGGTTTGGAGCATAACAGAGGTATTTGATGCGGCAGGGGATGTTGCCTGGGCGATTGAGGCAGTTAAAGCCCCAGCGTTGTCGGTGGTAACTGATAAACTAGTCCCAATCGAAATCACCATGTTGGTAGCAGAGAACTGTCGTATTTGGATAGGCCATATATAAGTTAAATATCCCTGCACACTACTTCCGTTTGAACTAGCGAAAGATCCCGTGATTGTCCCGGACAATACTTCCGTGTCATTGGCCCCCCCGCCACCACCAGATATGTTTGTGAAGTTAAATATATTTTGCGGAGAGGTAAAGGTGCTATTTGAGGTTGAGTAAGTTCTAGTTGAAACCCGGATATGGCTATCAGTAAGACATTCCCACACAGATGAATTCTGTGTATAAAGCCCACCATTGTTCCCTTTCAACATCATCTGGGCTGCACCTAGGCTACCATATTCTACGGCAAATGTATTTGCATCGAACGTGACAATTGCGTCAGAAAAGAAGGATTCTTCTCCAGTGGATCCAGGTATTTCTCCAGTAAACCAATTTTGATGAAATTCCGTTGTCCCAATACCATATTGTTCGGAAAGTATTTGTGGATAAATGTTCTCGAAATAGTTACCCTGAAAAACAGTATTGGATGTTGATTGGAGAATAATATCCACTCCACCCGCTAACATCGAGGTAGGTGCACCAATATTACCCGGAGAAAATGCAACTGGAGCCACGCCAGAATTGCCAATGTTCCCAGTGGTTAGATTATATGTTGACCCAGATTGCCCTAAACTCCCACTTGCAAGTGATTGTATGAACCCACCTATGGCAAAAGATGGAGATGGAACAGACAAAAATAATGGTAGACCAAGCTGAAAATTCCCTACTGCTGTGGAAGTTAAAGTTAGGACTGATCCAGATACGGTCCCGTTGAATGATGCCGTGGTTGAAACAGTGACCCCTTGGAAAAAACACCCAATAAATTGATTGTTCTGACCACCAATTCCAACCGTAAAAGATCTAACCCCATTATATCCTAAAAACGCAACATCATAACCATTTATGCCACTCCAGTGACATTCGATAAACACATTGTTGTTTGCCCCTCCTCCGACCGTTTGGGATTGCCCTCCAGAATAAACCCCATTAGCGCATGAATTAAAGAAAACATTAACAAATATACAATCCAGCATGTTTGAGTTGCAATAAATAGCTCCTGTACCTTGGTTGTTAAAATATACATTAGTAAAATTGCATTGGAACATAAAATTTGTATTCGCCCCAGTTATATTGCAAAAAATACCCCAACTGCCATGGTTCAATTGTATATTGCTTATAGTAGAGAACCCAAGACTTCCATTCAATGTATTAATAAATATAGGGAATGATACGGAGTTCCCAATAGTTGAGATGCTGGTACTATTTACCCCTGCCCCACAAATATCAAGTGCTAGTGGAATAGCTAGTGAGGAAGAAATAGCATAATTACCAGAAGGTAAGAATGCTCTAAAATTTCCATTCTTACATGCTGTAAAGTAAGCTTGCAATATAGATGTCATATCATATGATGCTTGA